CTATAAACAATTAAAGGTTGGAGGTTAATATGTTTATCGAAGAAAGTTCAAAGCCAAAAGAAAAATTAAAAGCGTGGTATCTTTTTACTGAAGATTTTATCGCTGGTACTCAACACTTAACTAATGAAGAAATAGGAATCTATATAAGATTGTTATGTTGGAATTGGAATAAAAGATGTGTGGGATTGCCAAAAGAAATGACAACTATTTTAAGAATAGCTAATGCTATTACTGAATCAGAAAAGTTTTCATGTGAAAAAATAGTAAAAGAATTTTTTGTTTTAATTAATGATCATTATCAAAATGAAAGACAACTACAAGAATTCCTTTACATCACAGGAAGAATACAAGCGTCAAAAGAAAATGGTAAATTAGGAGGGCGACCAAAAAAACCTAGCACAAACCCCCCTACCTCTACCCCTACCCCTACCAAAACATCTACAAAGAAATATACTTCTAATAATTTTGTAAAGTTTTGGGATAAGATAGAAAATAAGATTAGCAAGGGGATAGCAGAAAAAAACTTTATGAAAATAGAAATGGAATGGCAAGACCAACCAGAAAAATTAGCTGAAATGTATAATAGATATTATTCAGACATAGAGGATAAAAATTTTGCTAAACAACCAGCTTTTTGGTTATCAGCAAAAAAATATTTAGATATAGTTCCTAAAAAATTTAATAATTTTGGGGTAGCCAACCATGACGAGACAAGATTGCAGATGTTCACAGACGCCTTAGAACAAGGAAAAGTCACAAGGTTCATTAAGGATTGGGCGAATAAGCATAAAGATGTTATTGATAAGGGAATTAAGTTAGGTAAAATAACAAAACAACAAGCCATTGAAGAATTAGATATGGCAAGTTATTATAGGTGAGATTATGCAAAATATACAAATAGAAGAAATTATTCCTTATTCAAGAAACCCAAGAAAGAATCAACATGTAGATAAGGTTGCGAGTTCAATAAAAGAATTTGGATTTCAACAACCTATTGTAGTTGATAATGATAAGGTGATCATTGTTGGTCATACAAGATATCTAGCTGCTAAGAAATTAGGCATGAAAGAAGTACCTATCATCATTGCTAATGAGTTGAGTAAAAACCAAGTTAAGGCGTACAGGATTGCTGATAATAGGGTTGCGGCTGAATCACAATGGGATAATGAATTATTAAATCTTGAATTACTAGATCTACAAAAACAAGAATACGATCTTGATAGTTTGGGTTTTGAGCAGAATGAATTAGATAAAATTTTTAATGCTGACGACCCATTATTTGTAGCACCAGATCAATCATTTGAGGAAGAAACACCAAATGTTGAAGATTTAATTCCCTCACAAGTAAGAATGATACAACTTTTTTTAAATTCAGAATCAGAGCCAAAATTCAAGGAAATGGTATCTTTTTTACAAGAAAAGTTTGATATAAATAATTTAACTGACACAGTTTATAAGGCAGTAGAGAATGAATATAATAGAAGTAAAACCGATCTTAACTGACGAACAGATTAATAATTTAGAAGGTAATTTCCTTGATGAATCACATATGACACACCCTGTCATAAGAGAAGATACGATTGTTAAGAATGAAAAAGGTGAAACGCTATTAGTATTTTTAAAAAATAAAATACCTAGCAATATTTGTCATGATGCATACAAAGTTTTCAGACTAGCCGCAAATCAAGTCACAAATAATCGTAGTCAAGCTGCTGGACCTTTGCCACCTGAATTGAAAATAGGTGATAAGGTTGACGGAATTACTGTAGGAAAAATATCAGGAAATAGATTTTATCCATTAAAAAGAGATGGAACGATATCAAATTCAGGAAAATCAAAAGCCGTTAATAGTGCTATCGTAGGTTATGCTGATAGATATCCTAGAATTCCTTATTGTAGGACAACAGAATTTACTAGAAGACATTTTGAGGAATATAAAAAAACATTACCTTACATCAAATATATTTCTGATTTATTCAAAAAATATATTCCAGAGAGATATGACCCTCAAAAGAAAGCATGGGAAGATACCCACGAAGATTTTAGAATACCTGAATCCCCATTTACAACTATAACAGTAAATAAAAATTTTAGGACTGCTTGTCATTATGATGCTGGAGATTTAAAAGAGGGATTTGGAAATTTAGGAGTTTTACAAGCTGGTGAATATTCTGGTGCTTATACAATTATTCCTAAATACGGAGTTGGTATTGATGTGCGCAGTTGTGACGTTAGTTTTTTTAATGTTCACGAATTACACGGCAATACTGCAATTAAACCTATCGGAAACGCTGAAAGAATATCAATAATAGCTTATTTTAGGGAAAAAATGTTAGCTTGTGGTAGTGCTTCTGAAGAATTAGAAAGAGTAAAATATGGAACTGCATTATAGAAAAGGCACGACAGACGAAAATATCATAAAAGAAATTTTACATAAACAAGCGTACAGAAAAAAAAAGATAGATTTTAAAATAGAAAAAGATGATGTTTGGCTAGACGGAGGTTCACATATTGGAGTCTTTGGCTATTATGCGGCATCAAATGGTGCTAAAAAAGTTTATTGTTTTGAGCCAGAAAATGAAAACTACAACCTTTTATTACAGAATATTACAATCATGCAATCTGAATTTCCTACAGAGTTTGTGCCATATCAATATGCCGTAAACCAAACAGGAGGTACAGGTACTTTCACAATAGCACCGAACACTTGGCGACATTCATTGATGACACATTATAAGAAAAAATTACCAACCATTGACATTAATTGTATGAAAATTGACGACATCTTACAAAAACATACAGATATAAATGCAATTAAATTAGATATTGAAGGGTCAGAATTAGAAATACTTTTAAACGATCATGACTTTTCTAGGGTGAAAAAGCTAGTGTTTGAGTATAGTTTCACTAAAGATAGACGTATGGATAACTTCTTTAAATGTGCAGAAAAATTAGAAAAATATTTTTATGTTGATATTCAGAAAAGTTATTACAATCAAAAACATCAAGGTGAGCAAGGATTATGGGGAGGTTTTGTTGATTCAATAATATTTTGCAAAGCTAAGTAAAAAAAGATAAAAAGTCATAAATAGAAAAAATTTACCTTTACTCAGGGGAAAGAGGATAAAATGGCAGAGAAGAAAAAAGTTGGACGACCTAAGAAAAAACTCCCATATACGTTGGAAGACGTGGAAAAATTAGCCACCATGCAATGCACTAGAGAAGAAATAGCAAATTTCTGTGGCGTATCAGTAAGCACATTAAAACGTAATTTTGACCCCCCTATAAAAAAGGGTTGGGATAAGGGCAAAAGGTCTTTGAGAAGGGCAATGTTTGATAAAGCCATGAGAGGAAATACAACCATGTTAATTTGGTTATCTAAAAATTATCTTGGTATGAAAGATAAAATGGAAACGTCAGAAGAGAAAGAGCCGTTGCCGTGGACTACTGATGTTATTTAATGCCACTTACTAAACCACAGTCAGAGGTTATCAATAATAGATCAAGATTCAGAATATTAATATCAGGGCGTAGATTTGGGAAAACTTTCTTAGCTATTAATGAATTAGCACGATTTGCACGATTTCCTGATAGAAAAGTTTGGTATGTTGCACCTACTTATAGACAAGCCAAAGCAATTTGTTGGGTAGAATTAGTACACAGATTAAGACATCATAATTGGGTTAAAGAAGTTAATAACTCTGATTTGACAGTAGTATTACGCAATAATTCAAGAATATCCTTACGTGGTGCAGATAATGAAAATTCATTGCGTGGAATAGGTTTAGATTTCTTAGTAATGGACGAGTTCGCTGACATTTCCCCAACTGCTTGGTATGAAGTCCTTAGACCAACTTTGAGTGATACCCAAGGTCATGCATTGTTCTGTGGTACACCAAGAGGATTTGGTAATTGGGGTTATGATATGTACGTTAAAGGACAATCAGATAATGAATGGCAAAGTTTTAAATATACAACTATTGAAGGTGAACAGGTCCCACAAACAGAAATAGATCAAGCACAAGACGATTTAGACGAAAGAACTTTTCAACAAGAATATATGGCAAGTTTTGTAAATTATGCTGGAATGATTTATTATAACTTTGATAGAAATAAAAACTTAATAGAAAAATATAATAATACTAATAGCGTGTTGCACATAGGATTAGATTTCAATGTCGATCCGATGTGTGCAGTTGTTTCAGTTATAGAAAATGATAGCATTTTTGTTTTAGATGAGATACAAATTTATAGTAGTAATACTAATGAAATGGTTGATGAAATAAAACAAAGGTATAAAACTAAAATTGTGATTTATCCTGACCCAAGTGCTAAACAAAGAAAGACTTCTGCTGGTGGTTTGACTGATCTAGCAATATTAAAAAATGCTGGATTTGATGTTAAGTGTAGAAACTCAGCACCATTAGTTAGAGATAGAATAAATTCAGTAAATGCAAAATTAAAAAATGCTAAGGGAAAAAATAGTTTGTTTATTTTAAATTCTTGTAAAAATGTGATAAAGAGCATAGAAAGACAAATATACAAAGAGGGAACTCATGTACCTGATAAAGATAGTGGCTATGACCATTTTAATGATGCGTTAGGATATATGGTTGAATATAATTTTCCTTTAAAAAGAGAATTCAAACCAAACCCTCCAAGTAGGTGGAGTTGATGAATAGAAAATTTTTACAAAACAAACATGACCTTTGGCACAAGAACGTAGAGAATTGGGAATTCTTTATTCGTAGTTATTTAGGTGGGACAGATTACAAAAACGGATATTATCTTCATAGATATATTTTAGAATCACCAGAAGAATATGATCAAAGAGTTAGACACACACCAATAGACAATCATTGTAAAAACGTAGTTCAAATCTACACAAGTTTTTTATGGCGTGTACCTCCAACAAGAGATTATGGTTCATTAGACGGCAACCCTCAACTTGAATCTTTTTTAGATGACGCTGATTTAGACGGAAGAAGTTTCAATACAGTTATGCGAGAGGTACAAATGAATGCAAGTATCTATGGTAATTGTTGGGTGATTATTGATAAGCCACAAACTAATACAAAAACTAGAGCAGAAGAATTAGAACAAGACATAAGACCTTACATGTCTATTTACACACCAGAAAATATTATTAATTGGAATTATAAAAGAGCAGCTTCAGGAAGATTTTATTTAGATTTATTAGTCGTTGTTGAAGATATAAATAACGAAAGAGCAATTATAAAAGTTTTTACAGAAGAAACTATTGGCACTTATGAGGTCAAAGATTTTGATAAAGATTACAAAGAAGGTGACGCAACTACAATAGAAGAAATACCAAATCCTATTGGTATGATACCAGCAGTTAATGTTTACAATCTTAGAGGAAACAAAAGACCTATTGGCATAAGTGATTTATCAGATGTTGCACATTTGCAACAGTCTATCTACAATGACTACTCAGAAAAAGAACAATTAATTAGATTATCAAATCATCCTAGCTTAGTTAAAACTCCAAACGTAGAAGCAAGTGCTGGTGCTGGTTCAGTTATAGAAATACCAGAGGACATGGAGCCGAATCTTAAACCTTACATTATCCAACCTAGTGGTCAAAACTTAGACGGCATAATGAAATGTATTCAAAACAAAGTTGACGCTATTGATAGAATCACACATATGGGTTCAGTAAGAGGTACATCAGGAAATCAAATATCTAGTGGTATTGCTTTGCAAACAGAGTTTCAGCTTTTGAATGCAAGGCTCAGTGAGAAAGCAGACTATTTAGAAAATGCAGAAGAACAGATTTGGTCATTGTTTGCAACATGGCAAAATACATCATGGGACGGCACAGTAGATTATCCAGATACTTTTGATATTAGAGATTGGGCAAATGATTTACAGTATTTACAAATGGCAAAATCTAGTGGAATAAAATCAGAAACTTTCAACAAGGAATTAGATAAACAAATTGCAGAAGCAGTTATTGATGATAACGATACTATCAAAACTATTAACGATGAGATAGACGCTTCAAGAACTGTTCGAGGACAATTCCAAACCACTGAAATAGAGGGACAAACACCAGATGCCGAAGAAGAAGAAGAAAGCTAGAAAAGTTCCAAAAGACAAAGATTCAGGATTACCAAAAAAATATTTGTCTGGTCTTAAAGGTGGTAAAAGAACTAGAAGAGCAAGTTTAATCAAAAGAGTTTCATCAATTTATAAATCAGGTGGTGTTATTCCTAGAAGTTTATTAAGAGCAAGGACTAAGGCATAATGGCATATAAAAGAAAACCTTTATCAGCTTCAACGAAAGCAACACTGAAAAGAAAAGCAAAAGCGTCCAAGAAATATACTTATGGGACTTTAGCTAAAGTTTATAGAAGAGGTCAAGGTGCTTTTCTAAGTGCTGGTTCAAGACGTGTACCAATGGCAGCTTGGAGTATGGGACGTGTTAATTCTTTTCTAAGAGGTTCAAGAAAGCATGATTTAGATTTAAGAAGAAAAAGAAAAAAGTAATGGCTAAATATCAAGGAAAAAAAGTTTCATTAGGTAAACCATTCAGAACACCAAATCAAAGTAAAAAATTTGCAGTTTATGTTAGAGATAAAAAAACTAGCAATGTAAAAAAAGTTAGGTTTGGCGATCCAAAAATGTCAATCAAATCTAATATACCAGCAAGGAAACGTAGCTTCATGGCTAGAATGGGTGGAGTTTTAAAAAGAGTAAAAGGACAAAAAACTTTGAGTCCAGCCTATTGGAGTTTATATTCTTGGCGTAATTCAATTAAATGAGTGCTATTCTTGATAAACTTGCAGACCAACACGAACAAAGAATAATAGAAACTCTTTATCGGTTAGAAAATGACGTCATAAAAGAAATCACAAAAGCGACAGGTGGTAATCTTGATGTTGAAACTAGAATAGCAATACAACTACAACCTAAATTAAGAGCCGCAATAGAAAATAATTT